GTTAGTTTCTGGCACATTAACAGATGTCTCGTTGCCATCAGTATTACTAATGGTCGACACCCTATTATCCTTTTCCCTAACAGGAACATGAGGCTTTAAATCCTGCTGTGTTTCACCCTGTTTAGCAATTGCACCTCCAACAGCCGCTACTAAAGCAGCAGCAGCGCCAACACCTGTGGCGGCTAATTGCTGTTTCGCAGAAATGGAACTTGCGATTTTATTAGCAGACTCCTTAAAAGTTTGATCTATAATATCACTAAGCTCCTCTTCCATAGCTTGTTGGGCATCAGCTTCCTTCTTAAGTGCATCATTGAGAGCTCTAGCCTCTTGGATAGATTGCTCAGCTTTTGCACTTTCAGACATTTCTACGTTACTACGGGGCCCTTCATATCGGCCAGTTTGTGCGTTATAATATTTATCAGCATAGGCTCGCTGTATAGACTGCGTAGACTCATTCCAATAACTATAAGCTGCACCACCAGCTTCTTCAGCAGACCCGTAAGAATTTGCGATTACTTCTGTCATGTTAAGAACTTCCTTTGATTGTTTTACAGGTTCCTCCAACCAACCTGTTCCAGCAATTCTAAACAACCAGATAGCTCATCACTATGTCTCATTTCATAGCAAAATTGTTGAACAAATTCATCACCTAGTCTCCCGATTTTGCTTTTAGGTTGGGAAAGCAAACGGTATAGAGTTTTACTCCAATTAACAGGCGCGGCGACGCCTTCCTGAAATTTATGTGAGCAAAACTCAAAACTATGTGTGGCTACACGATGGTCTTTAATATCATGCCCTAAACGCGAGTAAATCTCAAGCGATTCAGGGACATAATATTCTAAACTATCATCACCCATGGCGATACACCAGGGAGAACCAGCCATATATGCTAACATCACACGAATGCGTGAGTTAGTACTTGACGTGTTATAACTTCCTGATTTCTGGATACCACCATCTAATTGTTCAACTAATGAACCATCCGAAAGTGAAAATACAGAGTTTGCAGTACAGTGCACACGATTCATCATGACTTTGGTAAGAAGAGGTCCTGCTGAGCAGAGTTTAACCCTCGCTTCCATGTCCAATCGTAATTCCCATTCTTGCACACTCCAATCAAAACCAGAAATATCAGTCTCCATTAGTTTTCCTACTTTAAATACAGGTGCAACCTGATTCCAAATAGTCCTTACGGAGTCATCGTCCAAACCTATTCCTGGTTTTGATGGTATACTCTCCCATCTCATTATTTCAGCTCGATTTTGCCTACTAGAAATTAATCGTTCTACCAATTGATCGATTAGAGATACTGACATAATAAGACGGAACCTACCCACTTTCGTTTTAGCCTCTTTATGCGGTTCGTTCTTAACAAATAAACGCACAGGATCACAGAGGCCAGATTGTATTAAATCTCTACTCCCAAGCTCTTCAGCAGAGATAGAAAGTAATAACTTAATGCGCTCAACGACAGCATCAATTATGAATAACTTATGATGTTGGAGCACTTCTTTATTAGTACTACCTAACGCGCTATAAGGAACGCCAGGTGATGAATCACCCTTAACGCTATTTAAAACACGCTCGATATCTTTTCGCAGCACATGATCATC